CTCATGAGGTTTGCATCCACTGCCTGAGCCTGCTTCCGGGTGATGTCAGCGTAATAAGCATTGCGCTGGTCAACCATTTCAGTAGGCGTCTTGCAGAGCATCAAACCGCCAATTTCCATATTCCCGGACATTTTCCCGAAATTCTGGAGTTCAGGATGGTCTTCGATTTTCACCGGCTCCCATCCTTCGGATGCTTTTGCGGCAACATTCTTGTGATCAGCCTCACCTGCGAAGGAAGTTCTGATGTATCGGAATTTGTAGCCGTCTTGTGCTGCTGGCGCAGGGAGCAGGGTGGGCGGGGCCCAAACGCGCTTCCGAGCAGTGTGTTCGCGTGTTTCGTTTTCACGGTTATTTCGATCAGACATTTTGTTCAACCTTCCTAAGAGATGCAACGTAGCGTTCAAGCGGTACCCCAAGTCTTTTGGCCATAGCGACTTGAGTCTTCGTCAATTTGATCTTGCCTGACGATGGCTCCGTTCTAGCTGCGGGTGCAACCACCGTGGAGGGTGTGCGCGTCTGAGCGAACTTGTGCGGGAAGGTATCCCGAATGCGAGCATCAACTTGCTCGAAATAGGCTTCAGACCCTGCCTGATATCCCTTGGATACAAGCTCGTCGTGAATGCCCAATGCAGCACCGCGCATGACAGGATCGGTATCGAACCATTTGTTGTTCTCTACCCACCGACGGGTGCGATCGTCGGGAACGACCTGTGGAGTTGTTTCTACCTCAATGCTAGGCTGTTGTAAAGGCTCCTGATATTGCGGACGGTAATTCTCGACCTCCCGCTTCTCGACCGAGAACATGGCGAGCTTCTTCTGAGCATCCAGCATTTTCTGGACATCGCCGGACTCATGCGCCTCTTTGAACTCCTTTTCGGCGGTGAGAATCTTGGCATCGACACCGGTCTTCTGGGCCTCTACCAGAACCTGCTCACCGCTCTTCAGGCGCTCCTGAAGCTGCCGGTTCTGATCCGCGATGGTCTTGGCGAAGCGAATGGCCTCCTGCTGCTCGCGGAAGGCTCGCTCTTTCTCCCGGCGCTCATCATGGTAGGCGCGACGTAAGTCCTTGATTCGCTTCTGAACATTGTCGCTGTATTGGGCGATCTCGTCGTCGTTGACCTCGACCGCAGGGCCTTTCTTCCTGTTTCGATCTGCCTCCGGGGTGTCATCGACCACATCGAACTGTTCATCCGATGCGGCATTCTGGCCTTCATTCTCCGGTGCTACGGGCTCTTCGCCCTCGATTTCAAACTGCTGCTCTTGATCGCTCATTTGTTCTCCTTACGCACGAGTAATTCCTCGGGGGTCTGCAACGACAGCCTCAACGGTGTCGTCGTTGATCAGGCGAAATTCCTGCTCGCCATCCTTACCTACGATCTTGAAGCGCGTCCCTGAGTAGGAGCGCATCATGACGAAATCGCCTTCCTTGCACCAAGGGCCGCTTGGAAACTTCTCCTCGTCCTTGTATGCCAGCGGGCCGAGTTTGACGACCAGCCCCACCACAGAAGCCATCTCTTCGCGCTTGGCGAAGTTTTCCGGCCTCACGATGGAGGTGTTCTCAAACTTGTCGTCCAGCTTGGGGATAGCGATCAGAATCCTGTAGCCGGATGGCTCAGGGATTTTGCTTGCCACTTGGGGTGCTTCTGCGCTCTCAGTCACGAGGTAGTTCCTCTATCATCCGTAAAACTCGTTGCAGCCCCCTTATTTCGCCCACGGTCTCGCGATAGGACTCGATGTCCTTCGCGGAACCACGAGCCAAGGAATCAGCGAGGGCTGTTTGCTGCTCCTTGATTTGCTGGTGAAGAAACTCTGCTTGATCCAAGCTCCACTCCCTTCAGTAACTGCTGATTCGCGATCTTTGCTTCGTCGTTTGCCTTCTTCGCGCCGATGGTGACACCGGCAATCCCTGCCTGCATGTCGATACGCTTGTTCTCTCGGGCGTTCTTGAGAGCCATTTCCCGCTCTTTGAGGGCCATTTCCCGGGCATCCATCTGAGCCTTGAGTTTGAACTCCTGCTCCTTGAGTTGAAGCTCTCGCATCTGGATTTGGAGTAGAGGGTCTTGCATCTGCTGCTGGACTTGCTGCTGCTGTGCCTCTGCCATGTCCTTCTGGAGCAGCTTGTCGGACGCCATGGCCACCGCGCGGGAGAGCGCAACCTCGATTTCCGGCGGCAGATGCTCCTCTTCCGAGGGAAGCGGGGCTCCGAGCATCTTTTCGATCTCCAGCCGATACTGAAACGCAACGTGTTCGTTGATATGCGCAAGCATTGCAGCCTGCATCTGCTGCGCTGCGGGGTTTTGCCCGATAACTTGCTGGATTTTCGGGTCTTGCATGGCGTTCATGTGAACCCGGATGTGGGCTTCATGATCCTGATAGCTGAAAGCCTTCAAAGGCTTGTTCATCAGGACATCCATATTCTCGGCGACGGGGTCTCTGGGCTTGAAATCATCCTTCAGAGGCAGGATTTTCTGCACATTTTTGATCCCCAAGACCTCCAGCATCTGCCGATGTAGCTGCGGGAGGTCATAAATCTCGGGAGCACCCTGCGCCAACTGCAAAGCGGCCTGATATTGCACGACTTTTTGCGCCATGGTGGTCGCATTGGGGTCGGAAACAGGGATGACCTCGACCATGTCGTAGTCAGACTGCTTCGCCAGACGCGGGCCATCGGCCTCGTAGTCGTATTCAAGGGGGGTGTAGTCCCGGATGATGGCGGCAAGCAGTTTAAACTCCTGCCTCATGGCTGCGTGCATACGCGCCTGCACCGCCGACATGACTTTCAGGTTGCGCTCAAGGATGGCCAAGGTGGTGCCGACCGGCGAGTTGGCCGACATATCCGACACCTTCAGGTCGGCGACCGACGCAAAGCGCCTGCCTTCCTCGACGATGGTGTTCATCAGGTTGAACAGGGTCGCGGAGGGCTCTTTGTAGGGCAGGGGGACGATCGAATCCCGGATGGTGTTGCCCACCACATCGACATCCCTGAACTCGCCCGGGGCGATCGGGGTGTCATCGTTCTTCACCCGCATGTCTTTCGACTTGAAGCCACCCGGCAGATTGGACAGGGTGCCCGCATCCACGAGTTGGCGGAGCAGGGAGGTCGCGGAATCAGCAAAACCACCAATCAGGTGGATCAACCCAAACCCGTAGAACCCGAAGCCGGGGATGTAGGGGTAATGCACGAAATGCAGGCGGCGCTGCCGGAGGGGATCATCCTCGAAATAATTCCTGCGGATCGACAGCAATTCACCGGTGGAGAACATGGTGATGACGTAGGGCAGCTTGATGCCGGTCTTGTTGCCCTCTTCATCGGTGTCTTCAAAGCCCGGGAGGTCGCATTCGCAATGGCATTCAAGTATGGTGTAGCGATCATCCTTGACCGACATCAACCCAGACTCTTCATCCCGGCGCTTCTGGATATCGCTCCTGATGGTGTCGGGTTGTGGCAGGGTGTCCATGTCCCGGTAGAAACCTGCCGCCATCAGCTTCAGAATCTCGTTCTCGGTCTTGCGCATCCGATGGGTGATGCGCGGGGTTGTTTCGAGGTCTGAAGCGCCGTAGGGCACGATGATGTCCTCTGGGGGCACAAACATCGCGACCTGCCTGTTGAGGTTCGGGTCGAAGTAGACCTTCTTGAAGGCGGAGCCCGCGAACGGAACAGCCCACAGCAGCCTTTCATGCTCCGATCGATACTCCGGCATCTTCTGGGTCAGGAGGTAATTCATGTCCTCCTGCACCCGGTTGGCAGCTTCTTCCTTCTCCCGGGTCAGTTTGCCCACGATCTGGGTCTTGACCGGGCCGGAGGCGGGGAAGGTGGAGAGCACCATCTCGGACTGGAACTTGACCACCGCCTCGGAGAGCATCGGGTGGAACACCCCGCAGGCCCCATCCCAAGGTTCGGTGCGCTGATCGATCTTCAGACCCAAGAGCTTGATGCCATCGGCGTAGGTCTTTTCCCAGTCTGAGCGGGAATTGAGGTCAGTCTTGATGGTTTCCAGCAGTTCGTAGGAGATGGTCTCGGCCACCCGGGCATCCATCTCATCCAGCAGGTTGTCCTCGAAGGTGACGGGCTTGACCTCGATTTCAATTTCCGCCTCGCCGGTTTCAGGCTCCACCTCGATCTCGATGTCCATCTGGGTGGGGACAAGTGGTTCAAGGGCTTTCTCGATGCTCATCAGTAGTACCTGACCTTTCTGCGCGGCACGATGACATCCATCTCATCGCTCGGCGCGGTAATGAACCCGCCTTGGCGGAATCGCATCAATGCTTGGGTGGTCGAGTCCACAAGGTCATCGTTGTCGCCATTGGGAAACTCAGCAAGCTCCTCGACAACCTCCTCTGCCCACCGTCTATCCGGGCACCATATCAGCCCGGATGCGAACATATCTGATATGGCGTTTACACGCGCAATCTTATCCGAACCCCGTGTCGGGGTATATTCTGAGATCGGGATACCCATCTTCCGCATCTCATACACCAGAGGCGCTCCTGCCGCCTTCTTCTCGATCAGCAGGGTGTCCGGGTTCCATTCCTTCCACATCTCGTAGACGGTCTTCTTCAGGGTCGGGAACTCCATCCTGTCCTTGAAGGCATCCAGTAGCATGACATTGGCAATCTCCCTGCCATCCTCATTCTCCCGGTAGAAGACGCCCCATGTGGTGCAGGCAGAGTAGTCCGCCCGGTTGTGCTTCTCGAAAGCGGTATCCCAAGACTGGATGATGTAGGAACACTGCGGGGCTCGATCCTCCCGCCACATCCGCCATGACTCCCGCTTGACGATCGCCCCCTCTTCGGAGGTCGGGTTCTGCTGATACTGGGCGTTCCACTTACCGACCGAAATCTCTGCCCTGATTGCCTCCAGTTCCTCGCGGCTCCAGAACTCAGGCCAGAGGGGGTTCCCCGATGGCATGAGGGCAGGGAACTCAATCACCTCCCATTCATCGGAATCCCGGGCAGCAGCCTTGGCCAGTATCTGGCCGGTCAAGTCCCGCTTACCCCAGCGGGTCATCACGATCACAATCGCCCCACCGGGCTGTAAACGCTGACGCGGGCCTGACGTATACCACTCATACACCCGGTCAAAGATATCCGGCACGGTCGCAGCCTGCACTGCCTCCTGCTCGGAATGGGGGTCATCAATAATAAACAGGTCGGCACCCTTACCTGTTACCGCACCGCCGACACCGATCGCGAAATACTCCCCGCCCTTGTTGGTGCTCCACCGGCCTGCCGCCTTGGAATCCACCTGTAACCCCACCTCCGGGAACACCTCGGAGTAGGTGTCCTGATCCACCAAGTTCCTGACCTTCCGGCCAAAACCCACCGACAACTCTGCGGTATGGGCAGTCTGGATGACCTTCTTGTTGGGGAACTTCCCCAAGAACCATGCTGGAAACAAAAACGAAGCAAACTCGCTCTTGGTATGCCGGGGAGGCATGTTGATGATCAACCGCTTCAACTCCCCCCTAGCCACCCGCTCAAAGGCATCTGCCATGATCTGGTGATGTCTGCCAGCAATAAAGCTCGGCCACATCGCCTTCACAAACGCCAAAAACCTGTCCGATTTCAATGCCTTGGCATGATGCCTCAGAAGCTGAATCACCTTCTTGCTGTCCGCAGACCCCTGCGGCAGCGTATCCAGTAACTGGGTGTATTTCGACACCTCTTCGGCAGTCAGGATCACAGTTGCGCGACTTCCTCAACCGACCTGTCCACCACCCTCAAGCTCCTGAACTTCCGCTGCTTCAGTTCAATCCTGCCCTCTTTCCTCAGCTTATGCACCATCCGATGCACATTGCTTCTGCTCTTCAGGTTCAATCCCTGAGCAACATCATCATACGAAGGCGGAAACCCATGCACCTTGATGTACTGCCGGATGAACTCCAGCATCACTGCCTGCTTCTTGGTCATCTCCAACCCCTGAGAACAAGTGGTCTCATTCTCCATGAGAACATTTAAACATGCAACACATTCCTTGTTTAAACATCCTCTATTCTCAATACCTGTTGCAAATCAGCAACTTGCCACCCTTTGCTCGAAACAGCTTCAACTTTCCAGAAAATATATACCCCCCGGGGGTCTGCAAATGACCCTTGTGGAAAACAAGGGGGGCTTGGTTTGCGAACAAGCATACAGGTGGTATAAAAACGAAAGGGGGGGGTGTAGCGCTTGTCGCGGATGTAGCGCTTGTGTGGTGGTGAGTGACGGGATGTGGTTTATTGATGGTGATGGGATGTGGGGAATAATGTGTAGGGTGGGAGCGAGGGGGTATGCGCGTCTCGTGGTGGTGGGGGATGGGTAGGGTCAGCCACTGGGAGCGGTGGTAAGTTCCACTCCCCCTGCTGAGTGCCTAGATTAGGCACCGCTTTCCCCTCTGTAGATCACCCTGCTGCCGCCTCTGAATCATCATCATCCACGGCATGGGGTCTCAGTGGTGTGACGTTGTCTAGCAGGCGCAGAGTTCCCTCTAGCTCTGCCTTAAGCTGCTGGGGTGTGACTTCCTCAGTGCGCTGCTCCACCTTGTCAGTGAACATGCTGAATGCTCTGCCCATGAGTTCCAATGCTTTCACCCTCACGGCGCTGCTGTTTTTCTCATTGGCAGCATGGTCGTGTAACTGCTTCATTACGAAGCGTTTTCCCGCTATGGGATCGTCAACGAGGTTTTCTGCGCTGTCCTCCCAGCACGACCGGGTCAATGCAATAACCCTCTCATCCTTCATCAGCCTGCTCGCATTGGACGATATCGCGTGTTCTCTATTGCTCTTGACGTTGTATGCCTTCTTGTAGGCTTCCCTCGCTGATTCACCCTTTGCCACCAGTGCGGCGAACGCTTTCATCTTTTCCGTGATCCTCTTCCCTCTGTAGGGATTCAATCCTCTTGGCATTCCTGTGTCTTTGTGTCTCTTTGGGTTTACTTGAGCCGCAGCCGACCGCATGGCTTCGCCAAGATCACCCGAGTTTGCATTGTTCTCATTGGTGATGATTTCATCTTGGGTCATTTCACCGCCTACGCTTCGATCATCCATGTTGATACCCTCTGCTGTTTAAACTCGCACTGCCATCTGTGCTGCTGCTGTTTCTCGCATATGACGCATCATGCGTCAATGGTTCGCGATTGGTGATCATCCTTTGACCTTCTCTGACCACTCCATGATTGTCTACTTGCTGTAGGTGAGCGGCATCTGCCTGCCTGCCTTCGGCATGCCTGACCCGGCTTTCCCGGTGATAGCAGATTGCATTTTGCGCATGCGACTAGATAACGTCCACGCATACGCATCACGCATGCCTCGGGCAGATCATTACCGGCATCATTACCGGCACAAAAACCAGCCCCGTTTCCGTGCCCAGAAAATCGTTTAAATCGGGCAGGCTGGGCCATCAAAACCCATGCAATTATCCCAATCGAATCAGATACTTGCAAAAACGCTTGCACGTTTAAATTGGCGATGCTATTGTTCGGTTTCGTTGTTTGGTTTTTGCAGGGGTTTCAGGGTCTGGTAGCACCAGACGTAAGGCACAGCCGGGAGGCTTCGCCAGCAGTCACCTGAACACTGGACGGGCAGTCGCAAGACTGAACCCTCGGTCAACCGGTAAAGCGGCCCGCGCCATTCATGCACAGTTGCCCTCTGGATGCGGTGGTATCACCGCGCAGCACCATGGCATACCCGATCACGCCTCTGTTTGGTGAGCGCTTCAAGGTCATCGAAACCCGATGATGATGATGCCTGATGCTGTTGAATTGCCACTGCACAGTATTGCCCCCAGCGTAATGACTCTGCGCTGCCGCTCGCGTGATGCGAACCGGCCAGTCGCACCGCTCCGGGGCCCTCCCTGCCCGCTGGCCAGTAGACGCGAGGCACCCTCTCTCACCGCACACCGTAGATGACTGACACGCCCCACTCGGAGGGGCAGAGGCGCGACACTGAAGCAAACCTTCAGTCCCTGCCCGGTCGCACCGGGCAGTGGCGGACGGTTTGTCCGATTACCGGAGGAAACACCATGGACTCGATCGAACTACGCAAGGCAATCCGCAGCAAATACGCTTGGCCCGGAGGTTACCCCATGGCACTGGCCATGGCTGACGGCGGCACGGTTTGCATGAACTGTGCCCACAGTGAATACCGCTTGATTGCCTATGCAAACAAGCACTCACTGCGTGACGGCTGGAAACCGGAAGCGGTTTTCATCAACTGGGAAGATTCTTCCCTC